TACTGGATTCCCAGGAAATTGCCGTGAAAATCCTGAAAAATGCCAGATAGCCCTATTTGGCAGCGATTGGATTGATTATCCGCTAAAATAGCGGAAAATAGCATACAGGACACCCGGCAATCAAGCCGGACCCTAAACCATAGCGACACCCCGAAAGGGACCGCGAAAGGAAAAAGATGAATTTGCCAGCAAGTGTGGTTGCCGCGAAGGAAAAAGCCGAGGCAATCCAGAAACAATTGAATGAGCCAGCCCCGAAACCCGAAGGGACACCTGCCGACCAGGCGGCCCCCGTCGCGCCGAAGGAGACGGATCAGAAACGGTCAGACACTCCCGACTACAAGGACCAGTATCAGACCCTGAAAGGGAAATATGATGCCGAAGTCCCCCGCCTCCAGAGCGAAGTCAGGAACCTGCAAGAGCAAATGCTCACCCTACGTCAAGAAAACGAGGCTTTAAAAAAAGCCGAAACCGAAAAACCCAAAGATCCCCCGCAGGAACCTGTCAACCTGGATTACGATGCCCTGGACGAATACGGTCCGGAGTTCAAAAAACTGGGTGAAACCCTTCAGGCCGTTGTTCAAAGAAACGAACAGTTGGAGGCGGAACTTAGAAAGCTGAACGGCAATGTGGAGTCTGTGCAGCAGGCCAGTGTCAAAGAAGCGCACGAGAAGTTTCTCGACAAGGTTCGGACTGAAGTGTCCGGCCTGGGCGGTAATTTTGAAACGCTGAATACGGACCCGGCCTTTTTGACATGGCTTCACCAGGTGCCACCCGGCAGCCAGTTTCAGCGCATTGCTCTGTTGCATGATGCAGAGCGCAGGCATGACGTGGTTCAGTGCAGGGCGATCTTTAAAGAGTATATCGACGCTTTACCCGATGACAAGCAAAAGCAACCGCCCAATATGCAACCGCCCCCGTCACCGCCCCCGGAAACACCCGGGGAGCCGAGCGGAAAGCAGTGGACCCGCAAGGACATAAAGCAGTTCTATGCGGATAAAGCCGCCGGCAAGTACACCGGCAGAGAAGACCAGGCGAAAGCAATCGAAGCGGACATTTTTGCAGCACCAGCACAGGGGAGAGTCGTCGGTTAATAGGAGTACGCCATGTACACCGTTGACTCAAGTCTGGGCAGCTATGCCACAGCAGGTCTGTCCGGGACCTATATTCCGGAAATCTGGTCCGGTAACTTGATTGTCAAGTTTTACCAGGCCACCGTGTTTACAGCTATTGCGAACACCGATTACGAGGGAGAGATTACCTCAGCGGGCGATAAAGTGATCATCCGGACCGTTCCGGACACCACCATCCACGAATACAAAATCGGCCAGTCCCTCAACTACGAACGTCCCCAGTCAGCCAACGTTGAGTTGCTGATCGACAAAGGTAACTACTATGCCGTTGTCATCAACGACGTGGAGAAGAAACAGGCGGACATCAACTATGTGGACAAGTGGGCCGAGGATGCTTCCGAGGGCATGAAGATCGCTATTGATACCAATGTCCTTGGTGACGTTCCCGCCGATGTCAGTGCCTATAACACCGGCACCACCGCAGGGAAAATTTCCTCCGGTGTTGACCTGGGCGTGGCAGGGACCGACGGATCAGACGCTGTTTCCCTGACCAAGGCCACCATAGTGGACAAGATTGTCGAATGCGGCCAGGTTCTGGACGAACAGAACATCCCGCATACCAACAGATGGTTTGTCCTGCCGGCATGGGCATGCACCCGGATCAAGATTTCCGAACTGGCAGAAGCCTCCTATTCCGGTGACGGTGTTTCCACCAAACGGAATGGCCGGATCGGCAAGATCGATCATTTTGAGCTTTACAGCTCCAACAACATCACCCCGGTTCTTGAAACCACCACCAACTGCTACAAGGCAATCTTTGGCCACAAGTCGGCCATCACCTTTGCAAGCCAGCTGGTGGAAAACGAAATGATCCCCAACCCGGATGATTTCGGGAAGCTGATGCGCGGGTTGCAGGTGTACGGTTATGAGGTGATCAAGCCCGAATCCATGGGGATGCTGTACTGCACGGCCGGATAGTCCGGTAATCAAGTCTTACCCACTCCCCGGGTTTCGGCCCGGGGGGTTTTAAAAAAAAGGAATAGACCCATGAAATTTGGAATGGTTAAAAGCCTGGTTTCCCAGGTGATGGAAATTGACGATTTCACCGACAACGAGGGCACCACCGGGTTTTGCGATTTTGCAAAAGATTTGCCGGCCGGTGCCATCCCCCTGGCGTGGCGGGCCAAAGTCACGGAAGGATTCGACGGCGATACCACGGCTGTTGTGCAGGTGGGGATTGAAGGGGATGTGAACAAATACTCCGCCAACACGGCCCAAAGCTGCCTGGCTGTTGGCACGGTCGGATCCCTGGCCCTGGCCTTGGATGCCATGACCGACCATGACGAGGCACAGACCCCGCGCGTCACCGTGACCGGTGGAACCGATTTCGGCGGCATTACCGCGGGTGCCATGCAGGTAGAACTTTTCTACATTGAGCCTGCACCCATCGATTAATTTTTCCCAGGGGGCCACGCGCCCCCTTTTATGAAAGGAGAATGACATGCCCGAATTTCTGATGAACCAAAAAACAGGTGTGGTGTTTGTACGGACCGAAAGACTGGCAGCCAGAAAAGACATGGTGCCGTATGATTTCGAGAAAAAACGGCCTGTGTCTGCCATCAGCGCACCGGAACCCCAGCCTGCCGTTTCAGAAGAGGCTGAACAGGAAAAAGAAAGGGCTGCCGCGCTGGTGAAAGAATGGTTTGGCAGGGATGTCAGCAGGGTATCAAAGATTGACCTGGTTGAATATGCCAAAGATCAGTTCGATATTGACCTGGAAGACGACACCAAACTGAAGATGGTCCTGGCAATAGAGGCAGCAAAAGAGGACTTGTAACCCATGGCCATCACAGCAACCAGCATCGTTGAGACCATCGGCCAGCAGCTTCATGACACCGGCGGAAGTATTTGGACAGCAGCCATCATCTGCAAGTATGCCAGTGAGGCTCAAAAGCTGATCGCCTTGCTGAGGCCTGACGCTACTGCCAAGGCCGATACGTTCACTCTTGCGCTATCCGTCAGACAGACATTGCCGCCAGATGGAGCCAGGCTGCTGGACCTGCCGATGAACACCGGTGGTGCCCCAATCCGAAAAATCGACCGAGCTGCCCTTTCTGATTCCGTGCCGGGATGGACCACGGAAGAGGGGTCGGCTGTTGAGTTTTTCATGTTCGACATGGAAACCCCAAAACAGTTTTACGTGTATCCTAAGCCGGCCACTGCCTTTAATGTGGATATCGTATATTCATCCATTCCGACAGACATATCAACCGACGCTATAAGCATATCAATTTCTGATACATACCTGACCCCGTTACTGGAATGGACCTTGTACCGGTGTCTATCCATGGAAAGCGAAGGGTTTGACATGGCAGCGGCAAACTCTCATCTGAACAACTTTTTTAATGTTCTGGGAATCGAACAAAAAAATGAGGCCATGCTTTACCAGGTCCAGGAGACAACCTGATGGATAGATTTGTGAATGCCATTCGTGCTCATCTGCCAGATTGCCCGTCCGTGCTGATAAAACAGCATGTCCTCCGGTCTGCTATTAAATTCTGCACCGAAACATGGATCTGGCGGGTAGATGAAACGATATCCGCCTTAGAAGGAGCGACCACAATGACTATTACGGTCGCCGATGGGGCCGCCATCACCGGCATACCGAAGATGGAAGTCAATGAAAAATTGTATGAAGAATACACTATTTCCGGCGCAACTGTGACATTTGATGATGCCCTGGCCGCAGATACAGACTTTGACGTTACATCTGCCCTAAAACCCACCAGGGCAGCCACTCTTCTCCCTGATATTTTATATAATGACTGGTTCGATGGCGTGGAAGCTGGTGCTATCCACACGCTTTGCATGCTCCCGGATAAACCATGGACAAACCTGAAGCTTTCGCAAAAAGCCCGGGCCGATTTTTACGGGCAGGCCGTGGAGGCCAAAAGGAAAGCCGGGCTGAAAAATGACACCGCAGCCCGCCGGATCATCATGAGGCCCTGGCTGTGATTGATATCCCTGTATTCAAAGGGGCCATCCCTATGCTATCCCCTAGGCTTTTGCCTGACGGGGCAGCGGCCGAGGCGGTGAACTGTGACCTGGACTCAGGCGCACTTGTGCCCGTAAAAGGCGTGACCACCATCGAGGACAAGGCCGCGACCACGGTATCTATCCATAAGCTTGGCAATGAATTCTTGACCTGGGACAGTGTTGTCAATGTCGTCCGCGCGCTGGTTGCTGATTCCGGCAACCGGGTTATGTTCACCGGAGATGGATATCCCAAAGAAACAAACGAAACGCTGGCGTTGACATCTGCGCCCTACCCGACGGCAACGCGCCGGCTGGGAATTCCGGCACCCTCAAATGCACTCACCATTACGCTCGTGGGGTCTGCTGAATCTGATGTGAATTATTCCGCGTCGTGGGTTTACACCATTGTCGGAAAATGGGCTG